ATAAATTGATATACCATGCCAATACCAACCAGTTTCTTGATCTTCAAAAATATCATCTGTAGTAATAGTGTGGTTTAGAAACTTACTTAATATTAAGCGATCTGAAACATTATCATCAGCATTTTCTTCTAAAATATAATAATCACTAGGGCAATAAGCATAATGCTCAGAGTTAGTATCGCCAGTCATTTGCTCTATTGTTATCCACTTCATTTTTCTTGACCTGTATTAGTTTTAAGAATTTTATCTAACGCTGTCATTAAAGGCGTATCTTCAGATAGCATATTATGGTTGCCTTCTTCTATTTCTTTGTTGGCTTTTTCAAATATGCACATCTGTAATGCTATTACTTCTTGGTTGGTAAGATTAATATTCATTGTACAAACTCGCCTAAGATTTGTTCGTTCATGTCTATCCAACCACCAGTAACTGGGTCTGCATAAATTACCTTTTTTATCATGTAATGTGTATGACCATATTCTTTTGCAATCTTTAAACATTCTTGTAACTGTGTTTGCCTACAAGCTGAACTGCTATCTGCAAATTGTGGGTAATGATCAGAGCATTTGCCTAGTACAAATTCACCATTAATTTGCTTACCACCATACATAAAGTAGCTTATTAAAAAAGTTCCTTTTGTATATTTTTTATTGCCTAATCTATTTGTTACTGTTTCTACAGTTTTGTTAATTAATTCTATATTCATTTTATTTACCTATAAAAAAAGGTAGCTGTTAAGCTACCTTTTGAGAGTTATGTTCTATTACTCTGATAATGTCTTTAGAATCAAAAACAGTAAAAAGTTTTCTTACCATTTCTTTTTCGCCAGTCTCTTTGTTTTCTTGTTCTTTATAGAAGCAAAGAGTTGTACCAAGACCTTTAAGACCTTTAAGCATATCGCCTGTTACTTCAAAGTGTTTCATGGCTTGCTTAAAAGTGCAAAGTGAATCATCTTCTGTGTAACCTGCTTCTGCAAGTATGTCTAAGTTTCCACCTGAGTAGTAGTTGTTGGTTATTAAGTTTTTCATTTTATCTCCGTTTAATTAATATAAGAGTCATATTAAAGTGATTTGTACAAATGTAAACCCTTTTTGGAATATTATTTATATTTATTTATTTAATCTATATCTTGTGCTTATCCAACCCTTTATGTACTATATGTGGATATGCCTATTCCAAAACCTAATAGTTCTGAAAACAGGCAAGACTTTTTAAAAAGATGTATGGGAGATGACACTATGACGAGTGAATATACCGATTCCGACCAACGCCTAGCTGTCTGTACTAATCAGTACGATTCTAATAAAGAAGATTCTATAGAGAATGATGAAAAGCACATAAGAGCAGTAGAAGAAACTGATGACTCTTATATCATTGAGTTTGGCAAATCTAAGCCTAACTCAGAAGAAACTGTTGATGAGATGAACTCTGAGAAAGAAGTAGAGAAAGAATCTATTGAAATTAAATCAAGCATTAAAGCTTATCATGACGAAGATGAAGATAAAAACTATGGCACATTTGAAGGCTATGGTTCTGTCTTTGGTAATAAAGACTTAGGTAATGATGTTATTGAAGCAGGTGCATTCGCCAAATCATTAAAGAAAAGAAAACCACAGAATGTAAAACTCTTATATCAACACAAGTCAGATATGCCTATCGGTGTTTTTGATGAGATTAGAGAAGATGAACACGGTCTTGTGGTCAAAGGTAGGCTGGCTCTTAAAACACAAGCAGGAGCAGAAGCCTACGAATTATTAAAAATGGGTGCATTAGATGGTCTATCAATAGGCTTTAGAGTAAACCCAAAAGAAGTTTCATATGATAAGCGTGGTAATAAACGCATTATCAAAGAAGTAGATTTAATGGAAGTGTCCCTAGTAACTTTCCCGATGAATCCGCAGGCAACTGTCAGATCGGTAAAAGGTGAACAGTACTCCATTAGGGAATGGGAGAATGGACTGCGTGATGCATTCAACTTATCTCGTTCAGAAGCAAAAGTTGCTGCAAAGGCAGTAACTAAGTGTTTTGATCAACGAGAGGTTGATGAAAGTGCAGAACTGGTAGATGCCATAAAAGAACTAACTTTAACCTTAAAAACTTAATAGGAGTAAATTATGTCGGAAGATATAAAGAACGCTATTCAAGACTTAGGTCAAACTTTCAACGAATTTAAGAAAGTTAATGACGAAAGACTTGAACAAATTGAGAAAGGCGAGAGTTCAGCATATAACGAAGAAAAACTTTCTAAAATAGAAGCCAAATTGGATTCTTACGAGGAAATGAATCAGAAGTTAACAATTGCTGAGCAAAACGCTGAACAAATCAAGGAGCAAGTTTCCAAGATTGAGACTATGGTCACTAGACCTGACTCAGGCTTTGAATCTAAGCAAGTTGATGAGTATCTCAATGCTTTTGATAGATATTGCAGGAAAGGACTTGATGGTCTGCAACCTGATGAAAAGAAAGCATTAACTGTCAGCAATGACTCAACAGGCGGATATTTAGCACCACCTGAGTATGTGAGAGAATTGTTAAAAACAATTACTGAAATCTCACCTATCAGAAGTATTGCTAGAGTTCGTTCCACAGGTGCTAGAAGCATCCAAATCCCAAAAAGAGATGGACAATTCGCAGCACAGTGGGTTTCTGAAAGTGGTACTAGAAGTGAAACTACTGGATATACAGTCGGTTTAGAAGAACTACCTGCACACGAAATGTATGCATTGGTAGATATCTCTGAGCAAGACTTAGAAGATACAGTGTTTGACTTGGAAGCAGAAATGCAATCAGAGTTTGCAGAGCAATTTGCAAAAGCTGAAGGAACTGCATTTGTTTCAGGTAACGCAGTAGGCAAGCCACAAGGATTTATGGACGCAACTATTACTGAAGTAAATTCAGGAAGTGCTGCTGCTGTAACAGGTGATGGACTCATTTCATTGGTACACAACATTAAGTCTGACTACACAAGAAATGGTACTTTTGTTTTCAATAGAGCTACTTTAGCCTCTATTAGAAAGCTGAAAGATACTGCTGGTCAGTATGTGTTCCAACCTGGGATGATGCTCGGTGGCAATATGGTTAACACCATACTTGGACACCCATATGTTGAAGCTACTGATATGCCAAGTGAAGGTTCTAATACCTATCCAGTTGCATTCGGTGATTTCAGAAGGGCTTATATGATCGTTGATAGAGTAAATCTAGCTGTATTACGCGACCCATTCACACAAGCTACAACTGGTAATGTAAGATACATTGCTAGAAAGCGTGTTGGTGGTCAAGTAATTCAGTCAGAAGCTATCAATAAACTTAAATGTTCAGCTTAAGGAGTAAACTATGCAAGATTTAACACATAATATTGTCGTAAGTAACTCAATTATCAATGCCGTTAAAACTGCTGGTGCTAATGGCACAGGAGTTGACTTAAAAGGCTTTGAAGAAGCTACAGCCATAGTAGATGTTGGTGCAGAAGGAGATACTCTTTCAGGCTCAGTCTACTTTGAAATATCATTAGAGCATTCTGATGACGATTCAACTTACACTGATTGTGTACAGGCTGATATCATCAACGGAACTATTGCTGCAGGTGGTATTTGGTTGAAACTGGATGGAACCACAGATGGTGACCCAGGCACAACTGGTGGCAATTGGCAGATTGGGTATGTAGGTGGCAAACGCTATTTGAGATTGGTACTAGCTAAAACTGGAACTCACTCAACTGGTACACCTATCGCAGGCGTTATTGTAAAGAGCAGACCTCGTAATGCTCCTACAACTAATGTTGTACACAACGCTTAATTGAGCAAACTTTGGGGGGATTAATTCCCCCCATCTTTACAGGTAGAAACTATGTCAAGAACATTTAAAGTAATCGTTCCAAAACCAGCTTCAAGCAATGAGAAAGGAACTGATGTTAGGCTTTACAAAGCTAACGAAATCATACATTCAGAAGGTCAATGGCAGGATGATGTCATGGAAGCATTTATTGCTAATGGTTGGGCAATGGAAGTTAAGGTTGATTCAGCAGAACAAACCATACAGGTAGAAGCGGAAGTTA